TTCTTGCCATGCATAGCAAATGCTCGGTCACCTTTGCCCTTTCCAATATAATATGGAGTACCAGCCATGGCCGCTTTGCTGTCCTTTGCCCGCAGGTAAGCGTAAATATAATAAATTGTTTTATTATTCATAGCTCTTCTAGCGCACGCGGGTGAGTGTAACACCCACTTCTAATGGGTTCTCTGTATTCTTAATTCTAAAGATAATTCCGATATACACTTTATTGTTATCGTAACTAGGGCGTACATTGACAGATAGAACATCGATCCTAGGCTCATAGTTATTTAGTACATTTGTGATGGCCTCGGTCATAGTTATAACAAATAGATCGTCCATATTATCGAACATCAATTTTCTAATTGGTGTACCGATCTCAGAATGAAATAGACGCTCATAATTACCGATCATCACTAGACTCTTAACCGCAAACTTTATTGCTCGGTCGTCAATCCGGATATTTAGATCGCCAGAGTTCGGATTCGCCCCAAAGACTGCATCTATATCTGTGTATGTTCGTGTTATTCTTGGCATAATTTTATTATTTAGTTATATTTATAACAGCAATACAAATGCGCCACGAGTATGCGTTTTATCGTTACGCATCGTAAAATGCGCCATTTTGTTGTCCCTTTGTTTGTATGAAATATGAATCCATATTGTGGGCCCTCTATACTCTAGAATAATCTGATTATATGCGGGCAATAATTTTTGGATTGCTATACAAGCATCAAAAGTCTCTTTCTCATCGAATAGATTAAACACTATGTCAACAGCGGATCCCGTCAAATGGTCTGATGATATAGAGCCTTTAATGGCTTTATTCCTAGCTTCTGAGCGCCAAGTATTGGTGATAATCATGTTTGGATATACACGTTTGATAGGATCGATAACATTTATAGTCAACTGTTTTAGATTACAAACGATTTGTTGTGCAGATAGGCCAGAGTTTATGCCCCTTGGGATCTCAGGCTTACTTCCCGTAATAATTTGACCCAATGTCCAATTATCGGTTAACTTATACGCCATCGTAAAATTGTGCTCCTGCATAATAGCATCACAGGACGATGGATCGATCGGTGGCGACACCTTTGGTGGTATTTTAACCTCAGCCTTTTTTATAACTTCGGGCACCAGCATATCTGGATCAATATTACCTTCTCTTATATGCAACTGTATAAATTCCGTTGGATCACCATCCTCGGGAGTATCATAGGCATATTGAAGCACATCTTGCCGATTTGGAGTAATTAACTTAGATAGATTTGGATCGCCCCGTGCGCCACCCTTTGATTTTAACACCGACCCGCCTTTGCCTGAGTTTAAATGGATATTCGGGCCGTCACCGGATATTTCGACTCCCGCGGCCAATCGGATAGATCCTCCCGCCCCAATACCAATATTACCGCCGACCTTTAGATCAAAGTTCCCGAGAATATCAAATGTGGCATTATTTTCTACTCGAACATTAGCATTACCTTGCACAGTTATATTGCAGTTACCTCGAATAAGAATATTGCCATTTCGTTCCATAATAGAAAAATTATCGCCAATGATTCGGTTAACCTGGGTTCCATTGACATCAATCTCAGTATAGGTTCCCGCCTTATGATATAAATGTATACGCTCAGATCCCTCGGTATCATCAAATTCTTGAATATGGCCCGACTCACTTGAGTATACATTGTTATATGGATACGATGCATTGTAGGGTATAGCGGGTTGATCCCATGTGGACCCCGTGGCAGTAATAATGCCCGTGGCGCGGCCAGCCTCTTTCTTAACTACTATGGTGCCACCAAGATTCTCATGTCTTGCGAGTCTATTTGTATCGGGTTCATTTAGAAATTTTGGATATTTCTTTTTGGGGTCCGCAAAACCCGTCTCGGATAGCTGTTTGGGTGTATCGTTTGGGGTCGTACTCGGGACACTTGGTATTCTAGATCTTATAACAACTGGATTTTGTGTCGCATCTGGTCTCGTTGGTGATTTCGCATCAGGTAATACTGGGGTAGTGGTTCCATCGTCGTTTGGAATGCCATTCTTCAGAAAGAGAGTCTTTTCTCGATCTCGTCTCGCGGATAAAACCCCCCCCTTCGTTGCAGAAATTGGAATAAACGCCGATGCCGCGTCATACTTGCCACTATTCAGAGCGGGTAGAATACTAGTATGCGAAAATCCGTCCGGCCCCATATTATAGATCATCGATACACAAGCATCAAACATCGACTGTGTAACAGGTACTTTAATCAAGCTCCGAGCGGCTTTTTCGTATATACCCTTTAACGTTAAGACAAAAAGTTCATCACATTCGCGTTTAGTCAAGACTGTATTAGCTAATACTTTGCTTTTGTCCTTTAGAAAAGTGCTACCCCAGCCTATTGTCCAAACCTTGGCGGTATCTTGATAAGCATGGATCAAAGTATCGTCTGGTAACGTAGACTTACCCACCACATTCTTGCCTTTGACAGTAGACGATAGCCCCTCTTCGCCGTGAAGGAATGTGATACCCGCCGGTGAGGTAACCATGGCGGATGGTACCTTGACCTCTATGGGAATCTTGGCTATCGTAACTGGGCCTTCTACAGGCGCGTCGGCTCCCGACCTAATCGGATTACCCGACGAGTCACGCCATATTATACCATCGGATGAGACAACAACATTATTAGTTTGTGGCGCCGCCGCGGTGCGAACACCATCATCACTTGGTATACCCGGCAACGTGCCTATAATAATCGGTGATTGTTTGTCCTCATCCGAAAAGACAAGCATACACCAAGTCCCCTCAAGTATTCCCGTGGGTGAATGTCCGATACCAGAGTTAGCCGCACTGTTCGTAGGCTGCATAACTTGAGCCCACGGTAGATCCGACGTTGGCAGTTCAATTTTATTCTCAGAGTGGATTCCTGAGATACGGACACGCACGCGCCCCAACCGCAGGGGGTCATTAATGCGATCCTCACAGACGCCGTAGTAAATATTCATTGGAGTGTAGATTCCTTGCTTAATTCCATTGTGCATTTATATCCGTCACGAAGTATGTGGTGCGCAATCGCGGTGATCAGATAATTACCCGAATGTACTTTATCGATAATAGCTGTATCTCCTTTAGTTATCTGTCGAAGTTGATTTAGATTCAAATGAACCTTTCGTCCCACTGTATAGGCCGTATGTCCATAAACGTCGATTTCCACCTTCGAGGCTTGAAGTCTTCGTAATATACTCGTCCGTTTTTGGATCCGGGCATAATTGGAATACTCACCGATTTCAAAATTACCATAAGAACGGTTCATACTACTAATCACAGGGTTCAACACCTTCACAATACTTTCGGGATATAAATGATTGGGATTCATTACTGATGGGATATCGGCTGCAGAATAGGTTCCCCACCGAAACTTCTTGGTAATAGGATCGTTACTATATAGTTTCGAAATCAACGAACCATCTAGATAATCCTTCGCAAAATCATAAGTTAGATCGATTCGAAGGCCAAGAATACTTCTGTATTCTAAGCCCATATCTCGAGTAACATTGCCCGCGTTCGCCGTTGGCGCGCCGCCTATAATTCCCGAATAGTCTGAGGCCACGAACTTCTGTAAAACCTCGGTCTTCATAAGTTTCGACACCGATTTAAAATTAAAGCCGTCCCGATTCTCATAGAAAAGAAATGATGCATCTGAATCGGCCCCATAACTATGATCAATGATATAAGAGAAATTCTTCGATGGATTCCAAAAGTTTGATACATAGATCAGCTTATTACCAGATTCATCGGAATTAATCTTCTTGGTCGTCTTCAGATAATCAGTCGCAATCTTTGTGATGATATCAACACATGAGCCCTCGAATTTCCGTGATATAGATGAGTTAATATCATGAAGAAACTCGGTCGATGCAAAATACAAAGTATACGTCTGGGCCCTGTCTCCCGTAGCAGCCTGATCTGAGATTTTATACACTACGAATAACGAATCAATAGTGAAGGACTTATCAAGTTCGGGTTGTTCTATCTTTAGTTTTAGAAGTGATGGGCCGAAGCGACCATCTTGATTAAGAAAGTCAAGAGTATCACTTAACTTCAGCTTCCCCGTGATAAATGGAGAAAATAGATCCTCAAAGATAGTGACCGACTCAACGATAGAAAGAATATTGGTGGAATCGCCGGTACCCTGTTTTATAAGTGAACACTCTGTAATCTTTATCGATCCCGGTTGGACTTTAAGATCAGGCATTAGAAGCTTTCAGAGGTAATGGCGGCCTTAAGATCAGAGAGAATACGTGGTATTAGCTTGGGGTGAATAAGACGTATTCTCCGTTTGCTTTCATTAATTTTAAATTCGTGATCATAATTGGAAATTGCGATAGCCAATGGATTAACTTGATAACTAATATCAACCCAAGGCGTATCAATAGTGGGATTTCCAAAGATAGTATTACTAACTTCTAGTACGCCCGGGACGATATTGCCCGAACCATCTTCAAAATGGAGATTACCCCAGATTAAATGTTGTGTATTTCTTTTAGAAATAGGAGTAACACCCTGAGTTATAGTAATTGTGGGAACCAGGCCCGTGCCCGTTGTATACGCTACTAAATCAAGTACGGGAACAGACGGGGAAGTACTGACGAAGACTATCGTGGCGGGTTCATCGGGGGTGTCATTAAGCAAAGTATAATCCACAAGAGTACCCGACAAACTAAGACCGGCGACGATTGATCCAAGAAACACAGATGCACTTTGTGCGCCCGTAAAGATTGCAGATCCATCTGATGTCACGGTCAGACCCGCTATAGACACAGTGCCCGGATTCGCGAACGAAAACCCATGGAGGAGAACTTTCGCCGTTTCGTCGATACCAACGATAGCCGGAATCGACGCATATTTCTTTTCAATATACTTTTCAAGTACAGTATTGCTCATCGGAAAATCATTAATATTCGAGAACTTGTCGTTCGTAAGCATGATGACCCAATTGAGATTTGGATCGCCATAGATTTTGTCGGCAATTCTCTCGGTGGTC